GGGTGGATTAGACGATTTATTGAATAGTTTATTTAATTCTGGCATGATGGGTGGATTCGGTGGTATGGGTATGGGTTGTGGTCCAGGTGGTCCAGGTGGTCCAGGTGGTCCGGGTGGTAACAATGCATTTTTTTCAGACGGTGGGTTTCAAATGCATCCGGGGTTTATGTCTGGCCACGGTGGAGGCATGGGTTGTCCAAATATACGGATATTTCGCACAGGAGGTCCTATTGCACCTACATTATTGCAAAAACCTACGCCTATTATAAAAACAATCACAATTAACATGGAACAAGTGCTAAATGGCGGGAACATTCCAGTAGAAATTGAAAGGTGGATTATTGAGAAAGAGTTGAAAGTAATTGAAACAGAGACATTATATGTGCCAATTCCACAAGGAATAGATGACAATGAAATTATTATTTTAAAAAACAAGGGAAATGTATTGACAGAGGAATGTCGTGGAGATGTGAAATTGTTTATCAAAGTAGAGAATACCACCGAATTTGAGAGACAAGGGTTGGATTTGTTGATGAATAAAACAATTTCTCTCAAAGAAGCATTGTGTGGATTCTCTTTTGAATTAAAACATGTGAATGGAAAAACATATACTTTGAACAACAGTATAGGCAATATTATTCCGTCCAACTATAAAAAGGTTATTATGAACATGGGATTAATACGCGAAGGACGCAGCGGCAATTTGATTATTCATTTTATCGTGGAATTTCCTGAAAAGATGGAAGTGAGTAAATTAGAAGCATTAAGCAATCTTTTATAATATATATGTCATTATCCACGATTGTTGATAACTCAAGAACAGACAAGAACACTACACATTCTTATTTAGAATTATATCAATCATTATTGGTTCATAAAAAAAACACCGCAAAAAATGTTTTAGAAGTAGGTGTGCAATGTGGTGGAAGTATTAAATTATGGCATGATTTTTTTGTAAACGCCACTGTTTATGGATTAGATGTTATGCATGAAACTGGGGTTTGGTCAGAATTAAAAAACAATGAAAGAATTGTCTTGCATACTTCTACTGATGCTTACAATGAAGAAATGTTTAGGCATAACTTTTTAAATAAACAAATTTACTGTGATTTTATGCTAGATGATGGTCCTCATACATTGGAAAGCATGATACAGTTTATAAAATTATATTCCCAAATAATGACACATGACGGAATCTTAATCATTGAAGATGTTCAATCGTGGGATTGGATTGACATTTTGAAAAACGAAGTTCCTGTGCATTTGAAACAATTTATAAAAGTGTATGATTTGAGGCCAAATAAAAATAGATATGATGATATTGTTTTTACAATCAATAAAAGTTGAAGTTAATAATGTTTAATTTATACATGGATGGTTCAGATGCTGTTTTATACATATTAAAAAATAATATAGAAGGTGCAATTGTTGAATGTGGTGTTGAATCTGGGACATTTGAAGAAATATGGATACACGAATTAATGAAACATGATGTTAGTTGTGATATATATTTATATGACACATTTCAAGGTCTTACTGAACCATCTCAGCATGATTATACTTGTAAAGATGCTGCATTGTATAAAATGGATTCTACCGAAGTGTCTAATACATGGAAACAACATAAAATAAACGATACTTTAAACAACTGGTGTTATTCTCCTTTAGAGAGGGTAAAACAAAGATTAAAAAACACTGGATACAATGAAATCTACTTGCACTATATAGTTGGCGATGTAATGGAAACGTTAAAAGATAAAAATAACATTCCTGATAAAATAGCAATATTAAGATTAGACACTGATTGGTATGCATCAAGTAAATTTGAGCTTGAACAAATGTATAATAATGTCGTGTCTGGAGGCATAATTATATTTGATGATTATTATCATTGGAATGGACAACAGTTAGCCACAAATGAATATTTTAAAGAAATAAATGTAGAATATTCTTTTGTTAATATAGGCAATCATAAAACAGCAGCAATTATAAAACATTAATTCGGATGTTAATACAAGGTTTATATATTAATTTATTTGATTAATATATAATGGCAGGTCGTCCGAGAATTGTTCGCAGCATTCAATCTTATGTCAATCATATTGACGCGCATACTTTTTCCGGTCCTATGAAAATGGGGACGAGTCCGAGTATAGGTGTAACACGAAACTTTTGGCATAATTATCAGACAGAATGTAATCAAAAAGCAGGTGCAGTGAAAAAGAGTTATAAACAAATGGTTTTTCTCAATATTAATCCAGCACAAACGGCGGTTTCTGCTGGATTTCGTCCATCGACAAAGGGCGGAAGCGTTACATATCCAGGCGCTCCGAGCTATTACGCTGTGCCATAATTTACGATATCTTTCTCGTGGGAATTCCAGAACACACAATGTAAATGGAATTTTCCGTAATGATAATGTATTCGGTTGTGCTTTTATAGAATTTGGCAATACTACTGGTGTATTCTTCTTCGGATTTAACAAGCAACTTTTCATTGTTGTCCTTGACTCCGATTAAGGCCTTTTTCTCAAGTGATGCAGACCAATAATCAAAGAGAATTGGCTTATCTTCTACAATAGACAATTTGGCGGCGTGTTTCATGGTTACATCTGTCGGCAATCTATAAGTAGAAGCTGAATCTTTTACATCTGACATTTATATTATTCAAATTTATAGTCTTTAAATACTTTTTTAATAAAAAGAAATATTAATGGGAATGATTTATGAATCATCCATCACAGAAAATGACAAAACTGTATATGAAAAATATGTATCTATTGTGATGGAGTATTTGACCAACATTTGTTATAAAAAACTGTCGCCTTTTATTATTATTAGAGGACTTGACACAATTACTCATGTATTTATATTGTTGTTGTATTATACACAACATTTAGAAACGGCCTATTTATACAGTCAAAAAGGGTTATATTTGTATATAGAATTTATAGAACAGATTGCATTTGATGCCAATTCTTTTTTACAATTGAGCTCAAAAGATGCTGTTATTTATGTGTATAAAAAAACATTGTATGAAATGAAAACTATACATTGCAAAAAGAATGAGAATAGAGAGAGACATAAAAAAATTTGTTTATTTATTGACAAGTGCAAAATGTCTATTCAAAAAGAGGACGGGTCTCTGGAACTGGAACTTGAAAAGGTGCGAGATTCTTTGGCCGTGTGTTTGGTCTTGTCTAAAGGTCAACTGTAATAATTTTTCTGCGAATCTTTTTCTTTTTTATTACTTTCACTTCATCTGCAGCAATCTTCATGTTTTTTTGGCAGATTTGTTTGTATTCATTGTTCAAGAGGGTTTTAACAAATTCATAAATTACCATCACGACAGGTTCGTCGCATTTTCCGACAATTAATACACTTCCTGTGCGAAATATCATAAAGGACACCTGTCTCACATTTTTGTATAATGTTTTATTTTCATCTGAAATCTGGCAACCAGTTTGATGTGTTACATCTGGATTGTAATAAAATTTCGATTGAATGCCTGGATAAGAACAAGCATCATAAATAGACTGAATATTGTATTTGTATTTTAAAATGTCATGAAGAACCTCTCTATTAATAAAGAATCCGCAATTGAAATTGGAGTTGATTAATACTGTTTCTGTAGACTTTTCATTGTATTCTAATTTTTCGGTGATATATGGATGCAACAAGAATTTGACGTATTCTAATATTCTCTCAAACATGTAGTCTGATTGTATTCCAGGAATTTCCAATTTTCCAGTATTAAAGACTTTTACATGAAACTCGCGAAAGACATCATGAATCTTTAATCGCAAAATCAGGACAAAACAGTTGTAGAAGGCGCTCTTCTTCTTTGAACGATAACTCATAATATCCTTTTTGCAAATACCGATGCTTACCTTTCTAATATCCTTGAATTTGATTCGTCCTGTTGGATTGTCGATGCTTGTAATAACATTTTCTTCATAACATGGTATGCCTTGCAACCTGGTTTGAATATCATTTAATTCTTCTATTGTAAAAGAATTAAATTTAATTTGTTTTTTAATTACGCCATCTTCTGGAGATGAGTATGGCATAACAGCAATATCCCAAAAGATGGGATTTAGGTTGATTTTACTATTTAAAAACGCGATTTTTGTTTTGGTTGATATATAAATCTCGTTGGATTTTGGCGTATCTATATGAAATTCAAACTGCAAATTGGCCGAGGATATTTCAATATTGTTTTCTTCTTCTTCGGATTCTGAATCTTCGCAATCAGAAGAATTTTCGTGGTGGATAAATTTTGCCCATTCGTCATTGAGGTCTGATGCTGCAGAGGCAGTTTCTTTAATAGAGTTCATCTTATTTATTTATTGTTATATCTTTAAATTGTATTAAAGAGAATCAATTTTTTATTTTGTCTATTTGTTTGTTTCGCGGGTTGTTTGACGGGTTGGCGGTTGCTTTTTGTCGCAATAAAAAATGAAATGATATTCTCTCTTATATTACAAACTATACATACATATACAATGAACTTTAGTTTTATCGTCGTTTCATCATCATCCTTTCACCAGGTCAAAGTGGTATTTGACCAATGGGTTTGTATTAAATTTGATGTTATAAAAGAAATGATTGATTCGTATTACACGTACATGTTAGATGCATCCGCGACATACAAGGATATTAAAGTAATTATTTCAGGACTCTATTGTCACGAAGAAGGATTTGCTGATTTTATAAGAGAAAGTGGACTGCTTCAATATGAGGAGATTGTCAATGAACTGGAAGAGTATTTCCATCATTTTAATGCAAATAAATATCTTGAAGAGTATTTAGAAGACATTCCTACTGCAGAATGGATAGAATTGTCTAGTGAACAAAAATTGTTAGAATTTATTATGCTTGAAATGTGTGCGTTAGAAATGTTTGAGAGTATTGTCACTCCGATAGTGTTGAAATAGAGGATTTTGTTGTTTGGATTTTGTCGGATTGGTTGGTTGGGGTTTTCGTCTTTTTTGCGGAAAAAAAGGGTGTTTGTGTTTTTTGTTTTTACACACAAAGACCCAATGCTTGCGATATTATGCACCAAGCGCAGTGCTTATATTTTTCCCTACTTTTTGCCCTTTTTTAACCACCGACCAACCTGTTTTATAAAATCTTAACTAATTGCTATCTACTGCTAATCTACCAACTACTTAATAATCAATATTCGCTTTCCATTTGATTGAAATAGTTGGATACGCGAAATTCTTCGTCATCTTGTTCTTCTTGGACTTGTTCTTCTTGTTCTTCATCTTGCATATTCTCTGCTTCAATCAGTGAATCAAGTAGAGAATATGCAAGATGATCATTGTTGAAATTGGCAGACTGAGCCACATATTGCTGGTAGGCATCCACGATTTCTTCATCATCCTCGGTGTATTCTTCGTCGTCATTGTCATTGTCCCAAGCTGGTGGAATGTTTTCTTGTTCGTTATCTTCTTCATCTTCTTCATCTTGCATATTCTGTGCTTGAATCTCTTCTTCAATTTCATCATCAATCATATCAATGATTCCGCAATTGCAAAGAATGCTTGGATGATTGCTTGATTCTGAAAGAATATAGTTTCCGCACTTGTAACAAGTAATGAATTGGAGGCCTCCAATTGAATGAATGCATTGAACACCTGTATGTCTGTAGCGAACAAACTCGCCAGTTGTAGCTAATATTCCATAACCTTCCGTAAACACATAATGTCTTGCATTCGGTGCAAATGACGTGTTCAACCCCTCCAACAGTTCATTTTTAACGTTGCGACTTAACTGACTTACCCTGTCGTAAAAGAGGAAATCTTTCACGACAATTGACAATTCTGGAAACAATGCAAATTTTTTATTCACCAATTTGTTGTTTACCAATTTGTTTACCAAGACTTGTTTTGAAACTGATTGTTGAGAAACGGCATGATGATTCATCATTTTGTTTTGAGTATTTATATTTGTCGTTCAAGAGAGAAAAAGCATTTCACTTTTTTTACAATTCAGCGATTTTTTGGAGAACTAAAAAAATGTTAAAACTGCAGAGAATCCCAACATTGTAAAAAAACCCCAAAGCTTGCGATATTACGCACCAAGCGGAGTGCTTATACTATTATATAAAGTAACTAACTAACACCCAATTATTCTCTTTAACTATATTCATATGCACCTCCAATATAGCCATCTCCATCTTCATCTTCATACCACTCGCCGGCAGCATATTCGTCATCTTCATCGGCTTGATTGTTCTGCGACAGATAATGATATTCTTCATCTTCATCACTGAAGTATTCATCGTATTCGGGGTCTTGTTCATGGTCTTGGTCTTCATCTTCATTATATTCAAACAACTCTACAGCACCACAACGACAACGGATATTGTCTGGAGTGATTGCAATGTTTGACTGAATAAAGTTTCCGCAGTTGTAACAAGCAATGAATTGAATATTGCTGTTTGAATGAATGCATTGAATCGCCGTATGCTTGTAACGAATGACAAAGTTGCTATCTGGAATAAGCCCATAACCTTCTGAAAACTCATAATGACCCGCATTCGGTGCAAAAGATGCATCCAACCCGGCAATTAGTTCATTTTTAACATTACGACTTACCTGACTTACCCTGTCGTAAAAGAGGAAATCTTTCACGACAATTGACAATTCTGGAAACAATGCAATTTTGTTTACCAGTTTGTTTTTTACCAATTTGTTTACCAAGACTTGTTTTGAAACTGATTGTTGAGAAACGGCATGATGATTCATCATTTTGTTTTGAGTATTTATATTTGTCGTTCAAGAGAGAAAAAACATTTCACTTTTTTTACAATTCAGCGATTTTTTGGAGAACTAAAAAAAAGTTGTTTCACTCTTTTTACTCTTACAAATCATTAAAGTATTAAATCATCGCTTACAATCATTTATTTCTGTCTATTTCGTCTATTTCGTCTTTGCAGCTTCTCATCCATCTTCTCTGCTTGGCGTCTTTCGCGTCTTTCGCGTCTTTCGTCTGCCTCTTGTGCCACGAGTCGTTCTCTCTCTTCTTGTTCTTGTTGTTCTTCTGCTTGAAATTCTTCAATTTTTTCAAAGAGCCAATATTCATGCTGGATTTTCTCATGAACACGGTCTATTCCTCTTCGGCACGTAAAATGCATCTCAACTTCGCAATTGCATAGTATGCTGTAGGCAAGATTTTGATGGTCCATCTCCAAATATCCGCCGCAAGTCATGCATGTTATATAGTTAATCCGGACTTTATTGGAATCCAGATTGATACTCACATGTCTGTTGTCCATTTTTGTATTTCGCAAGATGGTTGTTTCAGTTGTAAAAGTATATCCTCTTTTGTAAATATGCGCCTGAGTTTGGGCAAAGAAGTCTAGTTCAAGCATTGAATTCAATCGATCTTTCGTGTCAAACGCCCATTTTGTAATCATTTCATCGGCCAAAGAATCCTGAATCTTGGCAAGCATGCCCTTGTAAATATAATATTTTTCATATTGTTCCATTTCGGCGGCGATAAATTCATAATCTTCCTGTTCGTAATCTTCCTGTTCGTGCATCATACTTTCTTGCAGTATTTTGTGGTATTAATGATTACGATTTCAAGAGAGAAAAAGCATTTCATTTTTTTACAGAGGAATTAGAATATTGGTTAAATTAAACAGAATTGTTGTCAGATTCATCATCGCTATTATTAATGTGCGATTCCGAATCCGAATCCGATGAACTGCTAAAATCTTCGTCAAAATCAGAGTCATATCTATAAGTTGGATTTACATGAATGGACGAATATTGTTGTTCCAATGTGAATCTAAATGAACAAACACATGTTATTCGCGAAAGACTCGGAGTGGGTTCTATATATTGCATTCTTAAAGGAAGTCGTTCTCTGGTTTGATAGAAATTTCCACAAATAGAACACATTATATACTCCAACACTGGTCTTGGATGTCTTTTCCAAATGCGCATATGACTCCACGTTCTAATGCGTTTGTGAACAAATTGAGGATGACACAGTAAAATAGTAATGCCTTCAGTCAGTCCAATTCTAATATTGTTTATTTCGCGAAACAATACATCTCTTCTCAATTTAATCAATTGTCCCAAGTGGTCGTAAAACACATACTCTTTAATAATACCAGACAAATCTTTTCCGAGACCCAGTTTGTTTATTAAAACTTGTTTTATGATTGAACTATTAGAAGCCATGAATAATGATTGCTCTATAGATAAAAGAGAGAAAACCAAATCATTTTTTCTTGAAAAAGATGAGAAGTTTCGCCAAACAATAGTTAATAAAATGCGCATTTTTACATTCTGAAAAATGCATAATGTTTTCAACGAAATTCAAGAATTCTGTGGATATAATTTCGGGAATGTTGCGAATAATATAATTCAAATAATTCTTCATTATATTTTTCTTGTCAATGTTGTATTTAATACTAATGTCTTGAATGAATGAATTAATCATTGTCAATGGTTGCTGATTTGTTAATAAGAGAGACAATTCTTCCCAAATAGCATTGTCTATAATGTGAAAATCGTCTGAACATAAAATGTCCTGATTTGACTGCATAAAATTAATCATGCTTCTAATGTCTGATTTATATATTCTTTGAATGCTATGCAATGATTTTTCATGAATATTCAAATTTTCATTTAGTGAAATGGATTTTAAAAAATAAATAATGTCGTTTGTAGGCAATTGATTAAATCGTAGACAGATGAATTCGTTTTGCAATCCATCATCAATTCTACTAATATAATTGCAAATGAGACAAAATCTGACAGTTGTAGAATAATTTTGAAGAAGATACCTAAATGCTTGTTGTGCGGTTTTTGTCATGTAATCTACTTCATCTAAAATGACGAATTTCATTCCATTGTGAAAGAGTGGATTCGAATTGACGAAAAAGTTGATTTGGTTGCGAATAATATCAATGCCTCTCTCATCGGATGCATTTAAATGAATCATTAATCCTTTATTTTGAATGTTTAATTTTTTCTGATATGATTTCACCAAATTGATAATGGTTGTAGTTTTGCCTGTTCCAGGTGGACCATAAAACAATAAATTCGGAAAATAGGAGGATTCTATAATGTTTGTTAGGATTTTTTTATTAATGGGGTCCAATACAATTGTGTCAAAATTGGTTGGTCTATATTTTTCCATCCAAGGCGACAAATCCATAATATAAGTTATTTAATTCTTTTCATATTGTTTAATATTAAAGAATAAATATAAACAATGTTAATGGATAAATTTGGATTTATTGTATTAAGACATGTAAATTCATTGAAAACGAACGCTTATTGGCAAGAATGTTATAAATGCATTAGAAATCTTTATACTGACACTAAAATTGTAATAATAGATGATGACAGTAATCCTGCTTTTTTAACAACCATTCAAATGACAAATGCCATTATTATTGAATCTGAATTTAAAAAAAGAGGCGAATTATTGCCGTATTATTATTATATACAAAATAAATGGTTTGATACTGCAGTGATAATACATGATTCTGTTTTTATAAAAATAGATGTTATTTTAAAATATATAAAGATGAATGTTTCATATAAATTTTTATGGCATTTTGAAGCATTTCGATGGGACTCTGAAATATATAAAGAGATAATATGTTTATTTCAGTCTCTCGATAATTATACTAATTTATTGGATTTTTACAAGGGAAAAACATGGAACGGATGTTTTGGAGGAATGACTCTTATAAATCATGATTTTTTAACACATGTGAACAATAGATATAATATTTTAAATTTATTGAATACAATGACAACACGTAATCATAGAATGGCTTTTGAACGAGTTATTGCATGTATGTTTCAATATGAAAATAAAAATATGGAGTTTGGAATATTGGGAGACATTATTAATGATTATGGAAATTGGGGCTATTCTTTTGATGAATATATGGATGAAAATAATAATTTTAAAAAAGATATAAATAAATACCCGGTAAACAAGGTTTGGACTGGTAGATGATGTTTGAAAGAATGAAAAGAATGAAAAGAATGAGAAAAATAAATATGTAAAACAATTTAAGTAATTTATATATATAATTTTAATGTCTGATTTAAAACAAAAACGCGGTAGGAAATGTAAAAATACTCAAGAAGAGTGTGTGTCTTCTCCTGTAGAAAATATAGACGAACCCAATGTTATGCACAAAAAACGCGGGAGAAAACCCAAAGGTGGCAAGATTATTTATCAAACCACAGAGATGAATGATAATATTGAATGTAAACCCAATATTATTTTACATTTAAAATGTTCATTAAAAGATTTGACAATGAATAATGACATGAATAATAATAGCAATGTAAATAGCGATCCAGAGACAATTATAGAATGTTATAATTTTGCATCTAAAAACGACCTCACGTTTGAAATCATTGAAACAAATTCAACAACAGAAGAGACTGATGAATGTGATTATGACGACGACAAATATGAAATAAAAGAAATATGGAAAAAATTAAAACAATTGGAACACAATTTACACATTAATAATATTTGCGATAAAAAGTCCGCATGTTTTTGGTGCACATGTGAATTTGACAATCCATGCATTTACATTCCAAAATATTTCATTAAATCATCATATCATGTATATGGATGTTTTTGCAGTCCCGAATGTGCATGTGCATATTTGATGAATGAAAACATTGACAGTTCAACGAAATTTGAAAGATATTATTTATTGAATCACGTCTACTCTAAAATATATAATTATGAGAAAAACATTAAACCCGCGCCTCCACCACATTACATGTTAGATAAATATTATGGAAATCTCACCATCCAAGAATATAGAATGCTGTTTCGCAATGAACGACTCTTTTTTGTAGTGGAAAAGCCGTTGACACGAGTGTTGCCTGAATTGCATGAAGACAACAATGATTTTATCATTACAAATAAAATTATTCCTTCAAATAAATATCAGATTAAAAAAAAGGTACATAAGAAAAACCAGACGAAAAACACGATTGTAAATGAAAAATTCGGATTAGTTTCTGCAATGTAGTGTGGTCGCGTGGTCGGTCACCATATTTGGTCAGTATTTTCATAATACATTCCATCGCCTTTTTGTATTTGATAGACAGACTGAAATGTTTTTGAACGAGACAAGACACAATTAATTCTGTATTTAAAGAGAGAATGTGAATCATATTTAATTAATTTGTGAAATAACTTCTTTTTCAAGACTGTTTTATAACGATGTGTGTAATAGTAATAAAATTGGTCGTAATGTTTGTAATAATCATCTTTTTTAACACAGTTTTTTATTAAATGGTCTTCCAATACGGACTCAATAATAGATAAACCGCCAATGTCTGCAATGTTTTCTGCAAGCGTTGACTTGCCTTCTACTTGTATATTATCATGTTTTCCAGCTTTTTCATATTGTTGGATAACATCATTCTGCTTTTTAACATATTCTTTTTCGTCTTCGGGCAACCACCATTTGTTATAATTGCCATTTTCATCAAACTTGCATCCATCACTATCAAATCCGTGAAATATTTCATGGGAAATAATCACTCCTATGTTTGCAAGATTATAAATGAATCCTTTTGTTATATCAAGAAAAGGCGGCTGCAAAATGGAATTCGGAAATAAGATTGTGTTTCGCGTATTGTCGTAAAAGGCATTCACTATAATAATAGAAATGTATTCATTCATCCATACATTTCTGGGCAAACATTTCTTTCCTTCTTTTTTCAAGTATTTTATATTATTATAATTGGCAATTTTCAAATAATTCAGCATTCCATTATCTGGATGATACTGAATGTCATTTTCATCTTCAAATCTATCACTGTGTCCTATAATAGATTTCATCTTGTCTAATTTTAATATGGCGTGGCGAATTGTTTTTGGATTGAGCCATGTGTTTTTTTCCAACACGGTGCGAAATTTAATAAGAATCAATGATATTAATTCTTTGCAATATGCAATTTCTTTTACATTTTTATAATGTTTAATGTATTCTTTGCAGACTTGAATGTTGCAAGCGGATATGATTGTTTGATTTGCCCTTAATTTATTATTCATGCTAACTTTTATGTTATTCATTTCTTTAATGAAAAAGTTGGATTTGATAACACATAACTCTCTATTGAAATTCGCAATTACATTCAATAATTTATATATCCAAAACGTATTCCATTTATTGGACGTCCAATTGTGTTTTAACAGGGTCATAATATGTTTTATAAAAGATGGATTTTCAATAATAATATGGGATGGTGTATAAGATGCTGATGCCGACGAATCCATGTGAGAATACTGAAACAGAGTATTTCGTATTTTCAGCCAATCAAATCCCAACTCTTCTTTTACGGTTCGGAGAGACATTTTATTGTATTGATTTTCAAGGGTTTTGTCCTTTATCTCTTTAAAATGCGACGATATCTCTTTTTCTATAGAAATAATATCATCCGTGTTATACATGTGATTTTTGCCGAAAAATGTGGCAAATAACTCTTTTAGATATTTTTTATATTTCTCTCTTTCATTAGAAGATTCATGACTAACATAGAAATCTCGTGGAAATGTTGTTCCTGATTCTGTAATGTAGACAATTTCAATTGCATTGTTTTTTAAATCATTTGTTGTGTAAAAATTAATTGGTGGATTAAAATCGTTGAATATGAGCCATGCTAAACAAACTGACAATGCATTCTTATCACTGTTTTTGCGATGCTCGTTTAACACATTCATCAATAGATAAAATTGAGAGTTTACAAATTCATTGTTAAATGTGTAAATAGAATCATATAAATTGCGAATGTTTTTATCTTTTAACAATGTCGGGACAATGTTTCTCTCTATTTGTTTGTTTATTTTGCGTTGGAGTGTGGAAAAATCGTCAACAATATTGTATTTTTTCGGTATTCTTGTTTTTTTTAACCATTTTAAATTCACATAGGTATAATAATCATTCTTCAACAAAGCATGCGCTTGTTTAATGCTTCTGGTGTTTTGCATGCCTTGATATGTACGTTGCATGCCTTGTGCTTTTCTCCGTGTATTGATTGTCATATATTATCAATATCTTTGTTTTTCTGGAGTTATGTATAATTTATCTCTGAATTGTTTATACATTTCCTTGTTAATATCGGATTTTTTTAATGTTTTAGCATCTTTTTGGTTCGTTTTTATACCCAAATAAGACTGGATTACTAACATCGGATCATTATTAAATTCAATCAACTTCTCTCTAATTTCGGATTTGGTCATGTCAGTCTGTCTTTGAATTTTCCCAATCACCTCTTCTTCCATTATTATATTCGTTATAAAGTATTTTATATTATAACGAATATATATGTTCTCTCTTTGTCCTCCGACAATTATGTATATTATTTTTTCAATAACACATGTAATCATTGACACATTTAATGGATTGTATAATACGGCCTTGATGAAAATGATAGTAATGGTCATGATTTCTTTTTTATTAAATATATTATGTGAAAAAGGAATGTCTGTTATTGCATGGTTTATCGTGTTTATTCCATTTATTATGATGACTCTTATTATTAGTATGTTGTTGTATATTTTTGGATTGAATGCTGCTACTGGAACATTGAATACTGGCATCACGAGTGGTAAAAAAGCGGCCACCACATGCGCCGAAAAACTAGACGCCGCTGGAAATATGATGATTTATAATCCATATTATGATTCGCAACATCATCCAGTCTATTATAACAACCCGTATATCATTATTCCAAAACCAATCATACCAAGTCCTCCGCCAACATTCAATTCATGGAGTTCCAGTGATCCGGCATATAAATCTTAAAAAAGAAATTTAAATACAATATATATTTCTTTGTATAATGTTTCTTTTTTTACTTGCAATTTCAGGAGTCGGATTCAATTACTTATTTAAATACGCTTTTCCGAAGCGTTATAACGATGCAGCAATCACACTCATGTATAATTTTATTTATTATTATAGTTTTTGTGAAATGTATTATTTAAAACATTATAAATCCAAAATAGAATTCCGTGAATCCAAATACATTGAATATGTAAAAAATGGTCAGGTTATACCTGCAGCAGACAGTGTCGGAGGTCAATATGATTTTGTTATTTATTCGCAAAACAATGCAAAACAATTGATGAAGGATGCATTTCAACCACGACTCTGCACAAAATCAGAGGTGTCATTTATTTTATTTAATATTGTTATACATGATGTCGCAAATGAAGATGCAACCATTTCTCTCCATTTATCAGGAGATGACTACAATTATTATGTTTGTGGAAATGTAATTGACAGTAAATTTTTGTGGTATTTTTTAAACACACATTATCAATTGAATCTGACACAACCCTTGACAAATTATTCTTTGAATATTATTGACAACAATATAAATATACACAATATTACATCTCATGAATGGTTTGAAATAACAATGTACGGAATTTGTGTGTCTGGACCCCACCAAGAGTATAGGACCCCATAATG